TGTTGAGCTAGATGAGGATCCTTCGTCTATAGTATTTGAACGTAGTGAGAAAGCTGCTGGTATATTTGATCAAGAATTGTGTTTAAAACCACAAGTTGGTCAACTTATGATCTGGCCATCTACTTTAGTGCATGAAGTTCCTCCTGTAAAAGGAAAAAGACTTGTTGTTTCTGCAAATTTTGACTTATTAAGACATGCTTGATTACAAAACTGCTGGTGTTGACATAGATGCTGGTAATAATTTTGTTACTGACATTAAAGATATCATAAAATCCACTCATAGACCTGAAGTTATGGGTGGATTTGGTGGTTTTAATGGAATGATGAGAATACCAGAGGGGTATAATAAACCTATTTTGGTATCTGGTACTGATGGAGTAGGTAACAAAGGGTATCTTACAGCATTAGGTGCAACTGGTAATCCAGATGTTATGAAAGATGTAGGACAAGACCTAGTTGCTATGTGTGTCAATGATGTGATTACATGTGGTGCAGAACCTCTTTACTTCTTAGACTATATCAAATGTAATACAATCAATCCAGAACTCCTCAAACCGCTTGTAGAGGGCATAGGTGATGCATGTAAAGAAGCAGGTTGTACACTACTTGGAGGAGAAACAGCAGAACATGGTCAACGTCCTGGTGATCCAGATCATTTAGAGCTTGCTGGTTTCTGTACTGGTGTTGTAGAAGAGGAAAAAATTATAGATGGTAGAGATATAAAGAAAGGAGATAAGATAATTGGTATTGAAAGCAGTGGTTTACACTGTAATGGGTTTAGTCTGGTTAGGTATCTTACATTTCGTCATAAATTGTTTCTAAGTGAACACCCTGAAATACTTGCTCCTACTAAAATCTATGCTAGACTAGTAGAAAAGTTAATAGATAACATACCTGTTCTTGGTATGGCAAACATTACAGGAGGTGGACTTGTGGAAAACCTCCCCAGATGCCTTCCAAAGGGTCTCAGAGCAGAGGTAGACTATACAGCATGGAAACGTCCTGAAATCTTTAATGTCATCCAGAACGCTGGAGAGATAGAGGAAGAAGAGATGAAGAGAGTTTTTAACTTAGGCATAGGTTATTGCTTGGTTGTTCCATCTGACGTAGTTAATGATACACTCTATGTTCTTAGAGCTTACGATTCTTTAGTGGAATCATTTGATTCATTTGTTATAGGAGAAATACAATGATTTTCTTTTCTGTTATACTTTCACTATTTGCCAATCACTTACCAGTGATGTACGTTCAAGTACCTCAGTGGGCAGATGACTGGGCAGTGTGTGCTATAGATGTACCTGATGCTAAGTGTCACTGGTATGTTATGTCACCTGACAATACATTTGGTGAAGGGTTTGACTGGGAAGAAGCACCATGGTTTGATGTTAATGGTCTTAATGACATAGCACCCATACAAAAAGAAACTGTAGTAGAGAAATTACAAAAACAATGATTATAAAAGGAAAAGTGAAAACAGTATTTTCTACTGATAAGGAAGATCAAGTTCTTATCCAGTATGAAGATAAAGTTACTGCAGGTAACGGTAAAAAAGAATTACATATAGAAGGCAAAGGTGAGGTCTGTTGTCAGATATCTACTGTCTTGTTTAAGATGTTAGAGATACGAGCAGTAAAGACACATTACATTAATATGCCTACTCATAAGGCAATGACCTGTAAGAAGGTTGATATTATTCCTATTGAGGTTGTAGTTAGAAATATAGCTGCTGGTTCTATCTGTAGAGATACTACAATTGAAGAAGGTACTAAATTTGAACATCCTGTAGTAGAATACTATCTTAAGGATGATGAGAAGGATGATCCTTTATTAACATACCGTAGAATTAACCTAATGGGTTATGGTAAAGAACTCAAAGAGTTTGAATACCGTGCTCAATGGATTAATAAGGAATTAAAAAAGATATTCCACCAAATGAGTTTAGACCTTATAGATTTTAAATTAGAATTTGGATATGATGCTAAAGGCAATTTAATCTTAGCTGATGAACTATCACCTGACGGAATGCGACTCTGGTCACAGGGTAACTCAGTGAGTTATGATAAAGACATTTTTAGAAAAGATGGTGATGGTGAAAAAATGCTAGAAAGATATAGAGAGATTCTTGGTAGTCTTCTTCAAATTCACACTCGTGATCTAGATGCATATAATGAGAGAACCATGAAACCAGAATACGAGCAACCAATTAGAGGTCCAATTTAATGTATATTGCATTACCACCAGAATTGCATGTAAAGGACAGTCCTATTGCAGGACAAGGACTATTTGCTAAAGAAGATATAGATGCCATGATGTATCTTGGTGTCTCTCATGTTCTATATTGTGATGAAATTATTAGAACTCCTTTAGGTGGGTTTATAAACCATAGTGAAGATCCTAACTGTGTAAAATGGCATGAGGGGGATATCTATCACATGAAGACAATTAAGCCTATTAAGAAGGGAGAAGAGTTATTTTTGAAGTATACTTTCTATAGTGTAGATAAATAGAAACAGCCTATGCTGTGTCTAAATGCCAACCTTCCAGACGTTTAAAGATTTAAGCGTCACATTTAAGAAACACCCTATCACTGATGATCTTGTCACAGTGAAAGATAAAGCTGCGATTGTACAAGCAATTACAGGGTTACTTCTTACTAGGAAAGGTGAAAGACCATTTCAACCCAACTTGGGATCTGGTATACAGAATCTTTTGTTTGAACCACTTGATTATGGATCTGCTGGTATTCTTAAATCTGAGGTTGCGAATGTTTTAAATCAATATGAACCACGTATTGAAGTTGATTCTATTCGCTGTGAACCTGATTTTGATAACAACGGATATGAAGTAGAAGTATCTTACACTATTATTGGTAGAGATGACGCACCCATAGCTGTAGAATTCTTCTTAGAGCGTACACGATAATGCCTTATACTCAGGTTGCCAATTTAGACTTTGAGGATATCAAAGTTGCCCTTAAAGAATACCTAAGGGCACAGTCAGATTTTACTGATTATGATTTTGAAGGATCGGCACTAGCAACTCTTGTAGACACACTTGCCTACAATACGTATTATACGGCGTTTAATACTAATATGGTAGTCAATGAACTATTCATTGATTCTGCCACTCTTAGAGACAATGTAGTAGCAATAGCAAAGCAGTTAGGATATAGACCAAAATCTGCTACGTCTCCTACAGCATATGTTTCGTTTACAGTAAATTATTCAAACCCAACAAGTGATACAGAGTTATTACTTAAGAAGGGTACAGGTTTTATAGCAAATTACGATAACAACATTTATCAATATGTTGTTCTAGATGATTTTAAAGCACAAGTATCAAATGATACAGCAACATTCACAAATGTACCAGTAAAAGAGGGAACATCACTTACTAATACATTTACTATTGATGCATCACAGAAATCGCAAAGGTTTGTTCTTGATAATCAAAACATAGACACTAACACTATTAGAGTAAAAGTCTTCCCTAGCGGTGGAAGCTTTAGCGAACCATATCTAATAGCAGATAACATACTTGGAGTTGATGGAGCATCTAAAGTCTTTTTCTTAGATGAGATTGAAGATGAGAGGTATGAGATCCTAGTGGGTGACGGGGTTCTCGGCAAGAAGTTAGAAGACAGTACACGTATTGAAGTGTCATACCTAACAACATCAGGTTCAGAGAGTAATGGTGTTAAAACCTTTATATTCTCTGGTGTATTGGAAAATCCTGATGGTGTAACTCCAAATTCATTTACTACTACTATTGACTCTACAGTTGCTTCATCTGGTGGTGAAGAAATTGAAACTATTGATAAGATTAAATATACTGCTCCTAAATCGTATGGAACACAGGAACGTGCTGTAACCGCCCAGGACTACGAGGCAATTGTTAGAAAGGTGTATCCAGCAACAAGTGACATCATCATTTTTGGCGGGGAAGATCAGGATCCTCCAGAATATGGTAAGGTTTTTATATCGTTAAAGCCAAAAGATGCAACTTATCTTACATCTTTAACAAAACAAGAGATTATAAAAGAGTTGAAGAAGTATGTCGTTGCTTCAGTAGAACCAAAACTAGTAGATCCATCAGTT